GTTATAGCCCATGAGTTAATCCTTATCAGGGTTGCATTACAATCCCTGGTATCCAGATGTCAGCTAAATGTTAATGAGGAGTATAATGGCTAACTGTAAAAAGTGCGGATTGAGTTATGACCGCAAGTGGAAGAAGATGTATGATTATTGCCGTAACTGTGGGGAGGTGATGTAATGCTCTGTTCATGTTATAACGTGAACTGGGGCCGTGTATCAGCGACCTGCTCTGTTTGTGGCCGTAAGATTAACGGAGGTGCTTAGCGTAGAATCGGGTTAGGGTTGCGAGTTTGGTGCGTTATCGTGCCTTTAAAGTGCCTTATTTCTGCAACCCCATACCTACCGACTTGAATGTTTCCTGGGTTCCTTCTTTAGATGTTGCTTTTGCTATCATTGGCAAAAGTTTCGACCCTAACGCTTGAACATACCACGGTTGGTCCGATAACTCGTTAGCTATATTATGCATCATGTGAAGATTAGAACCCTCCTCAGAATTTTTCATTTCTTTAGCAACATTTCCCATTGCTCCTGCCCAAAACTTCTGCAAGTTCTCTCTCGCTTGAGGGAGCATAAATTCCTCAAAATCAATTAATGTTTGTTCTCTTATTCTTTTCACTATCACTTCTAGTGACATTAGGAGTGTTTCATCTGATTCACTACTTCTTAACCAAGTCTCGATATTCTTCCTGGTTCTTAAGGGTATCCAGAATGTATAAACTAAAAAGTAAAGACCAAAGCTCAGAATCCAGATGACGGCAAATGTTGTGTCGTTCATCAGAAATACTTATCCTTTATCCATTTTGCTGTTAGCTTGAATCCCTTTTGTAGCATACAGGATTCAATCCAGACCGGACCGAGTAACCAGTAACCGATTCCGAGTTTGTCTTTTGCGTTCATAATACAATCAGCTAAGGCCTGTTTGAAAACCGGATTATCTGGAAGGGTTTCGTCTACTGCTTCCGCTATCGGGTCTGTAATTTCTTCTTTAACCGCATCTATTATATCATCTGCTGACGGGATTTCAATATCTTTCATAAATTCTATAACATCTGTCAAAACATCTAAAGCCTCATCAACGGCATGATAGAGAGAAGCTAAAACGACAGGTCTGGGTAAATTCAAATCTATTGTAGGGATTGGTTCTGCTATCGCAATAAGTTTTGCGACCGCATCCGCTTTTTTATCTATCTTAGCAAACCCTAACCACAATCCAAAAATAATAACTGGTTGCATAATTGAAATAACACCTGGAAGATACCTATTCCAATCAATCCCCTTCATTAACTCCTCCAAATCCTTTGGAAGTTTCATACTTTGTAACCCGTCAAGATACAGGATATAGCCCCATTGTTAGCTGACTGTGTAGCCTGAACCTTAACCGTAGAGTTAGGAGGTATGACAAATTCAAACATCTTAGGCTGAACTCCTAAATTAAAATCCACAATCACAAACTTCTCAATAAACAATCCTACTCCGTCTACCTGAATTGTGTATGATAATGTTTCTCCTGCACCCATACTTGACCAATCTACACCTAACATTACCCTGGTTAGATAGAAAGAAGAAGGATTGGTATAGTTAAGGAGGGTAACGGCAGAAGAGGTGAGACTTTTCTGTCCACTCCAACCGTAGATATATCCCTCTTTAACTCTCGAAACAGACTTAGATGGTGCTAACGTCATGAGTAAACCCTACCAGTTAAAAGAATAGTGCCGTTGTGTTCATTGGAATTAGATTTATTAATCGCACCCATTTTAACATTAGTATAAGGGGGGATTAGAATTTTTATATGTGCATAGCCCATTTGAAAATCTCCCGAATAACTATTATTACTTTCGGCATCGAACACTAATATATCATTCAATAAAGCATGCGTTTCTATGTTATCCCCTGAAGGGTCACTATATCCGAAATATACTTTAGCTATAATGTAACCTGACCCACTGGTAAAGTTTAAACCATAACCAACCGTATCAGTAAAAGTAAACTGTCCACTTGTAGCATAACAATGTTCACCTATTATGGTAAGACCCTGTTGAGGGCCTGTAAATATGGCGTTAGAACCTATTCGAACTTTAGCCACGCTTATTCAAAATACAAAGTTACACTACCGGATGAAGCACTTGCACTTCCTCCACTAGCAAACTGTATTGCGATTTGTAAGTCAATGTTATTGACTCCACCAATACCAAAAGCAACAGGGACTGATTGGAAACCTACACATGCTCCGGCATCTGCTGTATCTCCTGCTACTCCCATAATCGTAAAGTTCTGTTCGGACATATTACTTCCGAGTAAGCGACAGGCTACCTGGTATCCTTTGGCGTTGGTTGTGTCAAAGGCACAATCTACCCTGGATATTCTACTGGAACCCTGTGGCACTTGAATATTACCCAAGTTGCTACTATTCATATTGTCCGTTAAGGAAAAATATTCCTTGTCGGTTGGCGTTGCGTCAAATGTTCTTGTTATTGTTGTTACCATTTAGAGTCTAAAGTATAGCTTACTTCCTCCGAGTTTTAGATTAGGCCACTGTTTACGGGCAAATGCACCAAGTATGGCGATTCCCGAAGCGGTTACTAAGGTCTTGCGTCCACCATCAGAAGCTATCAAATTAACTGCATTACCTGCTAGTGTATTGAAAGCGGTTCCGAGTTGTCCGTCTGTGATGTCTTTGACGACACCTTCTGTTATTACATCTACACCCATACCGATACCTAAATCCTTTGTAGTTGTTCTCCCTGCATTAAGGTATGAGGCTATTGCTAGTCCAGACGCCATACCTGTAACGCTTGGATGTGGGATTCCTTTCTTCATTGAGTTTCTCCTGGTATTCTTCTTGGTGTATGCCCGTCGTGATGTCTTACGGACGGCTCCTTTACGGGTAGAACGCTTCCGTGACTTGGACGAGTCGAAGGATTTCTTGGATATCAGTTTCCCATTACGGAAATACATGAATTTTCCACGTTTGTTCTTCTTCCGATAGACTCCGACAGGCACAATCGATTATAGTTTAATCCATTATATAACTCTTTTCCCATTCAGTTTGTATTATATAGCAATACTGATTGTAATAGTATGGACGAGACGAGTAAATCATTTGTTAAGCCTGACGTTTCTTCTCCTTTGAAGAAGCGTGATTCCTACCTTCGGGTTAGTGAGTCTGAACCTCTCCTGGTTACTGTTGACCTTGTAGAGAAAGTTAATATCACGACAGACGGGGGTATTAAAGAAGGAGTTAGGATTTCATGCCGTGAAGTCTTAACTAAATCCGAAGTGGTAGACGCCATGACGGATACGAAAGAGTGGTCTTTCACACCAACAGAAGAAAAGAAGATTAAGGAGTCCTACTCTACATCATCTTTCTATCTGTTAAAGGACTTTGAGACAGCTTCTCACTGGCCTAAAGAGGGTATCTTTTACTGGGTCTGGAAAGCCTCAGACGGTCTCCGTTGGGAAGAAGCATGAACCGATACGGGGTATGCATCAGGGATGACTGTGAGGGAACTCTTTACCACTTAAAGGATTCAGCACAGACTCTAAAGGGTATGCCAATCAGAGCTTTAGAATGTGAAGATTGTGCCACCGTTTACAGACTCTCAGTTCTCGAATGGGGTTAATATGAAGGACCATACTGGTTCTTCAATAGCTGATTATTACGACTCACATCCAAACGAATGGTCAGAGGATGAAGTGCAGATGGTTATAGCCCATGAGTTAATCCTTATCAGGGTTGCATTACAATCCCTGGTATCCAGATGTCAGCTAAATGTTAATGAGGAGTATAATGGCTAACTGTAAAAAGTGCGGATTGAGTTATGACCGCAAGTGGAAGAAGATGTATGA